CAGCTAAACTTTCCTGGTGATAAATCATACAACGCAAGCGCGGGGAACGTTATAAACTGCCGTTGCGCGGTAGCATATAGAGATGAACGTTCATTTGTTAATTAATTTGTATTAATTTTGTCAAAACACAAGTGATGGAACTACAATATAAAAGCGCACAAGCTCAGTTCAAAGATATAGATGAGGCCAAAGGTCTTGTTAGTGGCTACCTATCAGTTTTCGACAATGTTGATTCTGATGGCGATGTTATTGTTAAAGGGGCGTTTAAGAAAACACTTTCTGAAAATAGAGAGCGTATTGCCTACCTATGGCAGCACCAAATAAACAATCCCATTGGGAAGTTTTTAGAACTTAGTGAAGATTCGCACGGATTGGCCTACGTTGCACAGATGAGTAAAAGCACACAGGGCAAAGACGCTTTAATATTAATGCAAGAGGGTATTCTTAAAGAAAACTCAATCGGCTTTAATATCATCAACGGAAAGCAGATGGACAAGAACTACCAAATAAACGAGGTTCGTTTATGGGAAGGTTCATTGGTTACTTTGGCAGCAAATCCATTGGCATTGATTGGCAGCGTAAAAAGCGAAGGTGAAAAAACAGAAATCATACAAGAAAGGCTCAAAGCACTTGAAACGTTTATCCGAAAGGGAAGCGCAAGCGATGAGGCTTTTTGGTTAGTTGAGTTTGAGATTCAACAGATACAAAAACTTTTATCACTCAAATTAAGTGAGCCGCCTCCAGCACTCCCGAAAGATGAGCCGATTTTTGACTTAGTGAAATTCGAGAAATTAATAACAAAAAACACATTTTAACAAAATGGAAGGATTAGAAAAAAAGTTTGCTGACTTGATTGACAGCAACAACGCAAAGCTCACCGAGAAAATGGAGGCACTAAACGCAGCTATTGAAAAAGGAGCAGGCAAAGAGGAACTTGAAAACCTAAAAGCCGAAGTAGTAAAGTCAGAAACTGCCTTCGCAGAGATGCAAAAGCAAGTTGACAAATTAGCAACTGACCTTAAAAAGTCTGAAACATCTAAGAAGTCAGCTTCTAAGAAAACGGCTTTTCAAGAGATGATTGCTAAGAACATTGATGACCTTGCTTTGGTTAGCAAGAGCCATAGTGTTAAGTATGAGCAAAAAGACATGACATTGGCAAACGCTTTAACTGGCGACCAACCACGCGATTATAACAACGATGTTGTAGTTCGTCCGGCTGCATTGTCAAACGTTGAGGACTTATTGCGTCCTGCACCGATTGAAGGCGGTACTTACACCTTTGTACGTTCTACTCTTGCAAGTGGTGCAGTAGCCACACAAACAGAAGGAAGCGCCAAAGCGCAGTTGGAATACGATTACGCGATGGTTGACGCAAATACAGACTTTGTTGCTGGTTTTGCTGTTTACTCACGCAAGATGCGTAACAACTTACCTTTCTTGGAGAACACATTGGCTTTAGACCTTCGTAGAGATTACTACAAAGGGGAGAACAGCGTGTTTTCTGCAATCTTAGCAGCACAGGCAACAGCATCAACGCAGGTCATAACAGGACAAAACAAAGTTGAGATGCTTATTGCTGAAATTGCGGGGTTGGCAGATGCAGACTTTATGGCTAACGGTATCGTGGTGCGTCCTTCGGATTACTACGACATTCTTGTTACTGAGAAATCAACAGGAGCTGGCTACGGATTGCCAGGTGTTGTAACTTTCGAAAATGGCGTTTTGCGTATCAACGCAATCCCAATTTTGATGGCAACTTGGCTACCAGCTAACAAGTATTATGTTGGCGATTGGTCAAGAGCAACTAAAGTAATTACTGAGGGCTTTAGCTTTGCGGCTTCTGAAGAGGATAGCGACAACTTCCGCAAGAACAACATCACCGCTAGAGTTGAGGCGCAAGTTACTTGTGTTGTTGAGCAACCAGCAGCGATTGTTTACGGAGACTTTACGGCTGTCTGATAAAGTTTAGATTTTAATACACTAGAAAGGGCGGTTTATTACCGTCCTTTTTTTTGCTTAATTTTGAATAAAATAATTTGATATGAAGTTCAAAGTATTAAAAGACATGACACGCAGAAGCGAAGGCATGAAAGCGTATAAAGCAGGCTCAGAAATAGAGTTAAACGATACCGAAAGCAAAGACCTTTTGGAATACGGATTCATAGAAAAGACAGCCGAGCCAAAGAAAGCAACACCAAAAAAAGCTAAGAAATGAAAGCTACAAAGAAATTCTACGAAGGCGGCATTGCTTACAATGTTGGTGATACGGTAACAGCCACAGAAGAAAATCTTAAGCGGCTTATTTACTTCGGATTGGTTAAAGAAGAAAAGAAGCCGAAGAAAACCAAAGAAGAAAAATTCAACGATCTAAAAACTAAGTGATGGCCGTACAAGTTGAGGAAGTAAGCGCGGATTACACAAATTTTTTATCAGATGCCCAGATTGAGCAATATTTGAGGTTTGATGGTGCGGACCAAAGTGCGGTTTTACCGTTGCTAACAGAAAGCGCAATCAGGCAGGCAGAGGCATATTGCAACGCCACATTTGGCAACAAAACAATCATTGCGCTATTCTCAGACGCTTGCTATGGTAAAACGTATTATCTACCATTTGCGCCTATTCGCAGCATTAGCGAAGTTGCTAGTGTTGATGTTGATGGCGTTGAAACGGTTATCACAACGGGATTTAAAACAGGCGGATTAACGCGCAAGTTTATCGAATTTGATAGCGATGGCGTTTATAAAATAACGTACACGGCAGGCGTTGCAGACCCAAGCACACAGAACTCAGCCGTTAAAGAGGCTGTTTTAACCATCCTTTCCGAGAACTTTGAAAACAGAACAGAAGTTTTGGCGGGTGAAAGCATTACGGATATGCCGCGCAATTCAAAGGTTAAACTAGCACCATTCAGAAATAATATTCTTTAATGAAAAGACCCGGAACATTAAAGCATAGAATTGAGATTTACAGAACATCAACGGCTTTAGATGCTGTTTTTGGAAGCGATGTGACAAAGACATTGGTAAATACTGTTTGGGCTGGCGTAACGAGAAGCAATGGCGGCAGAGGGCAGGAATATGAAGCGGCTAATTGGTCGCGTCCTTTCATGGTTGTAATGCGAAATGACATTGACGTTGTAGAGGATGACGAATTAGTATTTGAGGGGCGCACATTGGTAGTGCAAAGCATAGAGCGCGACTACTTCAAAAAGAGATACCAAGTATTAACAGCAACAGAAAGCTATAAAGGTTGAGCTATCGCATAGAAATATCGAACTCTAAAGAACTTGAAAAAAATATCAAGGCATTTGCTAAACAAGCGGCAATGACTATTGATGATGCTGTTGATATATTTGCGCATGAAGTAAGAAATGAGGCGATAAGTATTTTAGACACTAAGAAAACGAATAACACAGGCAGACTAAAACAAAGCATAAGTGTTCAAAAAACAAAAGAAGGCGGCCGCAGAGTTGGTACTGAGACAGGCTACGGCCTTTATGTTGAGTTTGGGCGCGGGCCAGGTAAGATGCCACCGATTGACGTTTTAACGCGGTGGGTAGAATTGAAGCTAAAGATTAAAGGAAAAGCAGCAAAAGCCGTTGCTTTTATGATAGCGCGAAAGATAGGAAAGCGAGGAACAAAAGCACAACCATTCTTGCGTCCCGCGTTTGAGCGAACAAAAAAGAGGTTAATTTTGGACTTACGAAAACAAATGGCAAAAAATGCTTAACCCTAGATATGACATTTACACAAGTTTTGGTGCTGCATTGCAGGGCATAACGTATAACGCTCAATCAATCCCCGTTTACTCTACATCACCACAAAAAGAGCCTAACAGCATTTATATTGTTTTGGGTAGCATTACAACCAACGCAGAAGGATGTAAAGATAACTTTGGCCACCTTTGCACAATAGACATTCAAGTTGTTGATAATTCGCGTAAAAACTACATTTCGCCTTTAGCGATTGAGAACGTTACAACAAGCGTATTAAACGCTTTACTGCCAACAACCACGAGCGTTGTCACAATGGATGACTTTGATATGACTTGGCTCACATTGACCAACTCATTTAATGATTCGGGAATGTTTGATGACGGGCGCGGGTCGCGTAATATTCTGCAATTTGCTTTTGAGGTATTTGAGAAGGTGACGCAAAATGTGTGGATAATGGAAACGGGCTTTTGGAATGATTCTGGCCGTTGGTATGATACTGCATATTGGATTGATTAAGTGAATAAAAAAAAACTAAATTTGTAACTATAAAAACTTAGAAAAAATGGCAGTACAAAACGGAACGGCATTGTTAGTAAGCGTGGGTGGCACAATTCTATCTTGCCAAACAGATGACACTTCTTTGTCTTTGACAAAAGACATGATTGAAACAACTTGCAAAGCTGCGACAGGCGGGGCAAAAACATACATACCGGGCGAATATGGCGCAACGATAGACGTTACTCAGGCTTACGATATTGATGCGACAAATGGATTTAGCCAAATGTTTGCAAATATTGTTGCTGGTACTGAGGTATCGTGGGCATGGGGAAGCACAGAAAGCACAAAGAAATTCTATGAAGGACAGGGATTTATTTCTGATTTGTCTATTTCAGCACCTCAGAACGATAAAAGCTCGTTTTCGTTTACTATTCAGGTAACAGGCGAAGTAACAGAATCAATAAACCCTTAATCTATGACTGAGGTAAACTACAAAGGCCAAGATATAAAGTTGGTTCTTGATATGTACAC